ACCAGAGCCACATGGATACTATTTTACCTCTACTCTGCTCTGTATTTCTGCATTTTACCCTTTAAATTCGCACTTTTTTGCACTTGGCTACACTTGGTTACACTCGGTATTTATAGCAGAAAGTATCTAAAAACGTATCTAAAAGTATCTGACTTTATAGTTTCTATGTGAATACAAGTTCTTTATTACATTGGATATTATACCATATTTGCATTTATTTTTCTACCCCTTTATAGTGGTAATTTTCTTCCTATAAAGACTTGACTTTTACCTAATAATAAGTGATTAATATAACAACCTTAGAAAAGGAGGATATTATGGAATTTGTAATAAAACCTAGAAATAAAATTGAATACAAAACTCGTAAGAAATTACTTAACGGAAAGTTTACTGTAAAAAATATTTCTATCAGTATTACTTCGGATGATCCATTTGACTTATCTATATTAGCAATGCATAAGGGTCTGATAGAAAAAGCAATCGTTGATAAAATCAACAAAGAATTTTATTTTAATGATTAGTCTACCAAACTAAACAAAATATTTGATAAAGAAAGGATGATATAAAATGAAAAATTATTTAACTATTGAAACTCATAGAGATGGCTATAGTGTTAGTCAATGTGGAAAGACATTAACTGTTTCTGAACTTGTAGATTATCTTACTCAATGGGATGATGATACTCCTATATATTTTAGTAATGACAACGGATACACTTATGGTTCTATTTCCTTTGATGATATTAACTCTGATAAGGAGGATGATGAAAATGAATGAGCAACAAAAATATATGCTTGAAAAATGTGGCTATGAATATCTAGAAGGTCTAGGTTGTATCAGACAGGATGAAAGAAAAGACCGAATATTTATGGCTTATAATATAAAACTTAAAAGATTTGTTTTAGCTATTCCTAAATCTGAATTAATGACGGAAAAAGATTTAATTGCATTCCAACGAGAATTTGATGAAAAATTTACTTTGGTTTATACTTTGAATAAAATGGGTGAAATAAATGGTTGAAAAGTATGTTATTAAAGGAATAGTAAAAGGACAAGTTGTTTACTTCAATAAATTTGAAAATACTATTATGTTTGGAACTGATTTCAAAGTTAGAGTTATGTCAGATACCTTATCTGGTGCTACCTTGTTCGAAGATACTATGGAGGCCGAAGAAGTTTGTATGGAATTAGGTATTGATTTTAAAATCTATCCTGTTTGTCCTAGATGTCACAAAGAATACACTTCACATCCTGCTATTTCTAGAAAAGATAATACAACAATGATATGTTCCGATTGTGGAACTCAAGAAGCTCTACTTGCTTTTATAAATCACAATAAAAGAAACCTACGATTTGATTCGTAGGTCTTTTTTTAGTCAAGTATGTTTAGTATTTCTGTTGCTATTTTTGTTATCATATCTACCGACACAGCATTTCCTGCTTGTTTATATAGATGTGCATTTCCATATGGTTTTCCTTTATATGTTGTTGGCAATTCATATCCATTTCCTACTGGAAATCCCTGTATTTTAAATGTTTCTGATGGTGTTAGCTTTCTTATTCCATCATCCACTAATATTAGGGGTACATTATGGCCTCCTGTTCCCATATTGGCTGTTAATGTTGGACATACATTGCTTTTATTTTTTCTTACATACATTCCTCTTCTACATTGATAAAATTGGTTCTTTTCAGTTATTTCCTTTTCTAAATTTATACCATCTACTTTGAAATAATGAGGATATTTTTCTTTAGTGTAATAATACTGTTTATGATCTTCAAATGTTATTCCTTCATCTAAAACTTTTATTACATCTTTTTCTCTTTCTTTTGGTGTTTTTTTGTTTTTAGTGCTTTCTATTTCATCATAGAATTTGAATTTATCTGCGTCACTTTTATTTAAAAATCCTATTATGTATATTCTTTCTCTATTTTGTGGTAGGTCTGTATAATCCATTGTATTTAAAACTTTTTCTTTTATTGTATATCCACATTCTTCAAGTTTAGCTTTTATTACTTTATAAGTTCTACCTTTGTCATGTGCTAATAAATTTTTAACATTCTCTAAAAATAGTATTCTAGGTTTCTGTGAGTATTTATCCATTTGGTTTATTAGCTCTACTATAGATAAGAACAAGTTCCCTCTTTCATCTTCAAATCCTTTTTGTTCTCCAGCTATACTAAATGCTTGGCAAGGAAATCCACCATTTAATATGTCAATTTTATTATCAAATAATATATGCCTTTGTGATTCATAGTATTCCTTTTCACTTTCTGTTTCACAAGTTTCTGGTTTCAATAATTTGTTTATATCTCCTTGGATTAATTCATGGTCAAAGTTTGTTCTATAAGTTTCACAAGCATATTCATCCATTTCATTTGCAAAGCATAAATTATATTCTTTGTCATCGATTTTTGCATTTTTAAATCCTAGACATATTCCACCTACGCCTGCAAATAAACTTGCAACATTATATTTTTTCATAACTACTCCTTTCTTGCAAAGCAATAATACTACATTAAATTTTATTTATCCAGTGATTTGCCTAATTATTATTTATTATATTTTGGATTTCATTTAATAGTATATCTTCACAAGGTACTATTCTTCCATATAGTTTTTTATCTATAAAATATTCTTCATTATTAGTTCCTGACCTATCAAACCCAGAAAATAAAGTTATTCTATAATCTGTTTCAGGTTGTAGAACTTCATTATTTAAAATTATTGGTTCTTTCACATTCTTTGTTCTGATGTAGAAATTACCTTTATTCATTTTCAAAAATTCAATAGCATCTATATTTGAACACCAGAAATCCAATGTTACTATGGATTCTTTTGGTCTGTATTTTTTGCCATCTTTATTTGTTATTGAATACCAATTATCATTAAATCTAAAATAACCACTGTTTCCTGATTTTGTAACAGCATCATCACAAATGTCACACAATTTTTTCATTTCTATAGGTTCTTCTTTTTGTTTTTTTACTATCTCAATTGTTTCTAAACATTCTGGTGTTACACCTTTACCTGCTATATTACATGCATTCATAAAATATTTTGTTTTTGTAGTCAAAAATAATTTTAATTTACCAAGTTTTTCGTTAGTAAAATCTACTTTTTTCATTGGTTTTATATACCCATTAGAATCATTTATAATTATTTTATTATCATATAACATTGATGTTTCTTCCATTTTTGCATATAATTCATCACTAAATAATTTTGTATCTATAAAAGGCATTAAATAATCGGTATTATAATCTGATTCTATAATAATTAAATACTTATCATCATAGTGTTGATTCACTAATGATAGCATTCTTTGATTTTTTTTCAATGTTTTAAATTCTACCTGTGGACAACCTTCAACACCCTTCCACCCATCATCATAAACAACAAATGGAATAGCTTTTTTATTTAGTATAATTCCAAACAAATCAGGTGCAATTGAGGCAATTGCTGGATCATAAAAATAAAAATCTCTTATTAACTCAACTTCTTTATCTGTTTTTAGTTTTGGAAATAATATTTTAGTAAAGATTAAGCTTTCTACTATAGTATTTACAAATCTATCTATAATTCCTCCCATGTAATCATTTTTGTTTCCAATTCTACTTCTCATTGGTCCATTAGAGTTTTGAATTAATGATAAAACAAAATATAATTGTTCAAGGACATCTTTCTTATCTATTTCTATTTCTTGCATTTTATTCCTCCACTTCTGGTATTTCATCTGATAATAAGTTTATCTTTAAAATAGGTTGTAAGTTTTGGGCTTTTATTATTGCACTCTTTATTGAAAATCTTGGTCTTCTACCTTGTAACTGTTGATCTCTAAAAGTTTCTCCTTTTTTCGCATTTAAAATTATTGAATATATATCACAATCTATCTTATAAAACCATACATTTCCATCTACATATCCATTTGGTGCAAAGTCTGCAAAGTATAATTCATCCCATGTTGATGTAGGACCAAATGATGTGCAATCATTATCTATTGAACATGATTTTACTTGGATTCCTGCACTATTATCTAATGATACACAATCATATGAATGTGCTTCTCCATTTGTTCTTACTGCATTAAAAAATATGCAAAATAATGCCTCGCTAAAAACATCTGGAACATTCAAATTTCTTCCTCCAAGACTTTTTAAATCCTTATTTATATTTTGCCAATCATTAAATATTTTTTGTAGTTTTCTATAATCATCTAAATCGAATTTATCTCCATGACATGTAGAACCATCTCTTAATTTTATTTCAACTGTTTTCATTTTTACCTCCGTATCTATCACAAGAAAAAAAGACTTTTTGTAAGTTGTTAGTTTCAAAAAAATTATATTTTTTATCGACTAATGTCGTTTTTTATTATAACATCAAATGCAAAAATTTAATAGACCATTACAAAATATTTTTATAAATTTCATAGATTTTTTTTACATGCTATGATATAATTTTTTTTGATTGTATAATTTTAGGAGGTCTTATGAAAGTTATAACTTTAAAACAACCTTGGGCTTCTTTAATTGCAAATGGATATAAAACTTACGAATTTAGGTCATGGAAATTAAATTATAGAGGCGATATTCTTATTCATGCAGGTAAGGCTATTGATATTGATGCAATGAAAAAAGTTGAAGATTTAAATCTTGATTATCCTTCTAGCAAAATTGTAGCTATTGTGAAAATTGAGGATTGCATAAAATTAGATGAAGAAAAAAATAAAGAAATTTGTTCTTTAAATCCACAAGTATATGGCACAAAAAATAGAACTGGATATGCTTGGAAACTTACCAATATTAGAAAAATAGATAATTCTAATACTGTATCTGGTAAGCAAGGAATATGGAATTATGAATTATAATAAGAGTTGTACTCTTATTTTTTTTACTTTTTTCTTGCAATTAAATTATTTATAAGTTAATATGTTGCCAATAAAACAAGGAGGTACAACATATGATTACACAAAAAATGATAAGCCAAATGTCTGATGATGAATTTTGGCAGCTTATAAAACCACATGTTTCTAGATGCGATTCTTATCTTACAGAACATGTTATCCCTATGTATATTGCTTTTGAAATAGCAGATGCTTTTAATAGCAATTTACTTATTGAAGAACCTTTTAAATTAACCTTTGATGCTCTTACTGTAAATTTCAACCGAATTTTAGATGCAAAATCAACAATGAATTTAGTTAATAATATTTTAAAGAATGAGTATTCTCTCGAAATTGTTGCTACAGAGCCAATGCTAAAAATAAAAGAGATATGATTCCATATCCCTACTCTTCAAAGAATTTGTCTATTCTAACATCAAGAACTACTGCAATTTTATATAAAGTTATTAATGATATATTATTTCTATCATTTTCTGCTTCTATTCTTTTAAGATGATCTGGTGTAACATCTATGGCTTCTGCTAAATCCATAAGTCTTACCTTTTTCTCTTTTCTGTATTTCTTGATATTTTGACAGATGATTGATTTGATATTTTTGTTAAACTTATATTCATTCATACCCCATCACCCCATATTATAAATTATGGCTGAAATTCTTAAAAAAATAAGCGACCTTTCGTGCCATTTTTCCGAAAGTATGTTATAATGTATTCGATATACAATATATCTTTTTTTATGGGGGTGAAAAAATTGGATGATACTAAAAAAGATGAATTTATCAATGTAGCAAAAGAAGCATTAGAACTTAACAAAGATTTCCTTAATGTAATGGTTGACCATAGCATTAAGATGTCACGAGTATTCGCTGAACGGATATGAAAAAGAAATAGAATATAAAACTAAATGTCTAGCACAATGGGAAGATGAAGAACCTCCTAAATTTCTAAAAAAGGTTCATGCCGAATGGGAAGAAAAAATAAAAAAATTAAAACAAGAAATTGAAATTGCTAACAAAAAACTTTTTGAGGAATATGAGCAAATTGGTGAAAGTATGAAACTTTTACATGATAATAAATCTTAATTCCTTAAACTGTAGTTTTTATGCCTTGAATTGCATTTTATTAACTCATTGTTATCTTTTTTTGCATTTCAGACATAAAAAATGCCATTTCAGGCAAATTTAATTTTTTTTAATTATTGTTCTGTTATAATTTTTTTAGGAGGAGAAACTATGAAAGACTATTTAGAAATCGACTTAAAAGATTTAAAAGGTGTTAAATATAATACCCCTGGTCAATGTGATGACGATGCATTGGATTGGATGTTTAGAGAAATTATTTCTCGCAACACAGGATTCTTTTTAGCTAGGATTCATGTTATTGAGGCAAGAAAAACAAAATATAAAAGACAATTTAATTATTTTAAATTTGAATATGATGGTAAGATTTATATTCTAGAAAATGACAAAATAAAAGAGGACAACGATTAAGTTGTCCTTTTATTATGGTATTAATAATTTTTGTCCTACATGGATTATGTCTGGATTTGATATATTATTTGCTTTTGCAATGTCTTTATATCTATTTCCATTTCCATAGTATTTTTGTGCTATTGCCCACAAGGTATCTCCTTTAATTACTGTATGGTATTTTTTACTTGGTGCTTTTGTTACACCTAATTTTTTATTTACTATAGCTTGTACTTCATCATAGTTATATCCTGCATTCGTTAGTGCTACTTTTCTATCTTCTCCATTACCCCATTTTCCTGCAATAACTTCATTAGCTAATTCTTCATTTGTCTTTCTTGGTGTTTCTGGTTCTGCAGGTGTAACTGCTGTTTTAGAATATCCATTTAAACCATTTGCTTTCATTATAGTTGGATAATCTTTATAAGCATAGTCAGTATCTACTCTCATTCCTCCTACACTTCCACTTGATGAATTTTGCCACATACCAAATTCTCCATATTTAAAAGTTGGTTTTTTACTTGTCCATACTGCAAGCCATTTATCATATTGTTTCAAATTAGCAGTATCTATATAATTATTAAAATAGTTACTATTAGCATAGATGCTTACATAGTAACCTTTACCCTCTAAATATTCACAGAACCCTTTGATTGCTTCTGCCATTTGTGCTTTTCCAACTTTTTGATGTCTATCTTCTTCTACATCCATACAAATTGGATATTCAAATTGTTTTCCTTTTAAACAATTCTTGTACATATATTCCGCTTCGGCTCTACCTTTCTCATATGTATTTGCACAACTATACCAATATGCACCTACTGGGATACCTTTAGCTTTTGCTTGTTTGTAGAAATCTTCAAAACAAGAGTCTTTGTTTTTTCCTGTTCCATCTCCACCCCATCCAGTAAATCCTGCTCTTAATATAGCGAATTGTACTGCAGATTTAATTGCATCAAAACTAATTCCCTTTTGATATGATGATATATCTATTCCTTTTATATTCATTATTCATTACCTCCATTTTCACTTTTAATTTGTTCCAATACTTCTATAATTTTTTTAGGTAATGGCAGACCCATTTTGCCCCAATTTTCAAGTATTGATATACCTTCATTTGCAACAAAAAAGTAGACTACCAAGTTTCTTATAGCACCTGTATTACCAACTATTTCATCGAGTAATACTGATACGGCTACAATAACTAAATAACCTACTTTCTTTATGATACCTTTAGCACCTATAATACTATTGATTTCTTTATTGACTATTGCCTTGCATAATCCTGTAATATAATCTAATACCATTAAAATTAATAATGTTTTCAAAGCTGCGTCCAACCCTCCTAAATAGTACACCACTGTTGTCAGAAATGTACTTGTAAAAAAATTATATATATGTTTCATTTCTTCCTCCTTATCCTGTTCTTTTCCAAACATATTCATTTTCATCACTTGCTAAATATCCATGAACTACAACATCCCAAAACTGCCAATTTGTACTGGTTCCTGTTACTGAATAATACAGATTTGTTCCATTTCTTGAATACCCTAATGTAGTTTCAAGGGTAATATCTGATTGCTTAAAGAAAGCACTTGCACCTATTATCCTAAATTGATTCCCTGACCATGTACAAATTCCATTTGTTACTATGTTATTTAAATGAATTTTAATTTGAGCATCATTACCTGTATATCCTTGAAATGTAATCCTATATTCTCTATGATATCCTGTTGGTAATGGTACACCTGTAAAAACACCTTCTATCGTTCCATAATCATATGATCCTATTAATCCAACTTTATTAGCATTACCACTTCCACTTGCACCTGCATGAATAACTTGTGACCCAACATATTTCCTGTCTGGAGTATTACTAATCAATGTCCATGTTCCACCATATGTAGATGGATTTGTTGATGACCTTGATTTATATATACTACCAATCGGATGAGTAATATCAAAAAGTGTCTTACCATTGACTTCTAATGATTCTTCTTTTGTAGGAAAGCAATTTATTCCTACTGATAGTTTTTTTGTGTCTATAAATAATATAAACCTACCTTTTGGTAATACAGCATTGTATGTTGTTGTTCCAAATTTATCTTTTATTATTATTTTAAAATCCCAAGCTGACTCTTTATCTTTTGTCATTGTCACTTGTACATTATCTGATATAGTTATTAAGCTTGAGTATGATGATTCTGTAGTTTTCTTATATTGATATTGTATGGTCATTGTATTTTTGCTATTTACACTTGAAATAGAACCATCCACCTTTAAGTAAGTTTCATTTTCATAATTATTTTTTCTTTTTAAACTTATTAATGCTGTTGGCAATGACCATGCTAAAAAAGTAACTGTTTTAGTAGCTGTGGTTGTGTTTCCTCTACTATCAGTCACTTTTACACTTAATGTTAAATTACTACCCGAATTTATAACACCATAGTCTATATTACCTGCAGATGTAATGGATTTTGTTACACCATTTATCGTTGCTTCATATTTACTAATACTTGCACCTTTTAGTCCTGTTGCAGCCGATATTGTTACCAATAATTTAGATAAGTTTTGAACTAAATGTTGATTATTACCTGTTACTGCAACTGTGGTACTATTATTATCCTTATATGATATCTTTGATGAACTAAAACTTGGATTGGCATTCACTATTGTTAGTGTTTTTTCTATCGTAGAATAATAGGTATTACCTCCTATTACTGTCCTTACATAAAATGTTACTTTTCTACTATTAGCTGTTGTAATAGAGTTTCTTAATGCTGTTCTTTCTGCATCTGTAAAATTAAAAGTATAACTTGTACCTGTTTTAGATATATCTCTATAAGCAATATCCGCAGCACCTGTCCATGAAATACATGCTTGTAGTGAACTTACACTGTTGCCTGCGGGATTTGAGTAATTTATAGTAGGATTTCCTTCATCATTAAAATCTGGGGCAGATGTTAAGTTTGCTTGTCTTGGTATTGATGTCAAAGTCCAAGAGCCACTACCACTACAATTGACTGCTACATAATATATACCAGCTTCTGCAGAAGCACTAAAACTTTTTGTTCCATCACTATTATGACTTATATCAACATTTCCACTTGCTACTTGTGTTCCATTCCATAATTGAATACGAGTGCTTGAACTATAGACTGTGCTACCATTGATTACAACTTTAAAATTACCAGACACATAATATCCACTTGCACTACCTGCACCAACTAATTTCCAACCAATATTTGTTTTGTTGTTAGCAATGTCCTGTGAATTTATCCACCAACTAAAAGTTAGATATCTACTACTATATGAACTTGTATTAAATGATCCACTACTTGCCATCTATACCACCCCTTTCTATGTTAATGGAACAATTCCTATTCCTGTATTATCTGCGGTTTCTATTCCTAGCCATCTTGCTAGACCACACAATGTTATTTCTTCTTCGATTACTGATTTTCTCATATGAAACTCATCGCCATTCATCCAGAAAGTTTTCACACCATTAAAATCATATCCTGCAAATTCATCTGGATTTATAACTACCTTACTTCCATCTTTTCCAAATACAACGATTCCATTTTCATCAAATGTTCCGATTAAGGTATTTGATATATCATAGATTTCAATTCTACCTGCCTCATTTACTTGAGAACCAACTTTAAAAACACCACCCTTTACGAGTGATGCTGTCATATTTATACAATTTACTGCCTGCATATCTAATGTTCCATCAATTAGCCATGCAGAATTAAAAGAACCATTTATCCCTGTATTTGAGAATCCTATTCCTGCAGAATTTATCATCATAACATTAGTTGCTGTTTCTTTTGGCAATGAGTCTACGATAAGTATTCGGTTTCCCTCATATATAACATAGCTATCTCCAAGAGTACCCCATATTTTTGATGTAGCTGTGTTTAATTCATTTTGTAATGTTACCTTTACCACTTCATTAGCATTGGCTACTGTTTCTTTTGTTTGTTTATCTATGTTACTTACGAGGTCTTTTAGTTTAGATTTAAAATTACCAAATTCTATTTCTATATACTTATCTCTTATGCAGTCATATTTTAGTGATATAACATTTGTTGTAAGATTTATTCCAAGTCTTTCATGTTCTACTACTATTACATCTCCTAAATCTATTACACCTTCGATATGTGCTTTTACTTTATAATTACATTTGAAATATTGATTTTCATTTAAGTATGATTCTGCTTGAGTTCTTAAATCCTTTATCAAAGCCTCTTTATATTCCGCTTCTTTAAGATTTCCATTCTCATCCTTGTAATCATCTTGATTTATATCTTGTTCAAACTTAATTACTTTTGTATATGGTACATCATATTGTATTTCTGATTCCAGATAGGTTTCTGGAAGAGTTATTCCATCATATCCTACTGGCATCATTTTAGTTACTACATTAGACCATTCTTCATTAGCTTCAATATTAGTTGAGTTCTTACCATATTTGATTACTATTCCTCTATCTTCTCCTATTTTGTTTTTAACACCTATTACCCAATTATCTCGATATAAATGTCCACCCCATTTTTCAATTACTGTGGCTATTGCTTCTTCTAGGCTTTGTCTTACTACCCTTGTAGAGTTAATAGTTGTTATATCTGATATTGTGGTGAAAGGTGTACCAACATCACAGGCACTATTTAGATGATCTAAGGCATCATTACAATTTTTGTTTTCTACATAAGAATTAAATATCACATATTTAGATGAGTCCTTCCATAAGTGATATCCTTTTACTGATATCTTATTATTTTTCTTTTTAGGATTTGTTAATCTAAATCCCTGTTCTCCCCATCTTGTATTTGCTCTTATTATCATCCCTTCTTGAAGATATTCTAGGTCATCTATTGATGATTCTATATCGATATAATAATCTCCATTATCTTCTATATAGATTTCTGCTTTTGTAGGATGCAATATTTTTAATCCATTATGGTCAAATGTGACTTCTGTAGGTTCATATATCTTAATCATTATAACCACCTACTTTTCGGTTCAATTTTTATTTTGGTTAATGTTCCTGTCCATGTTATTGTATTTTCTCCTATTTGTAATTTAGGAAATTCTCCAAGCATATTTCTATTTTTATATACACCTTCTAGGTAGGCCTCTTCTTCTATACTATCTATTACTACTTTTGTTTCATTATCTGGGAATGTGTATTTGAATATAGTATTATTGTTGATACTTATTTCTATAGTTCCTGTCCCTTCCAATGTTATTATTGGTTTTGCAATTTCAAGTCCTATATTATTTACTTTAATACTTGTTTGTGTAGTTATAGTTTGTTCAACACTTGTTTCATTTTTTAAATACTTAAATGGCTGTGTGTGAAATTTCACTATTGCTTTTTTAAATCTCAATAGTTTTTCATAATCTATCTTATCTACGATTTTGCAATTGTAGATTTTATTTGGTTCATTAGACATCTCTAATGTTCCTGTCCCTGTGAAGTATTTTATTACTTCATCTATCTTATAATTTCTTGCTAATCCTATGCTAATGTTTTTTGTATAGCTTTCATATCCTAATTCTTCTACTATATCTCCATCTCTACCATCGATTTTTATTATTGATGTTTTCATTTTAGGTTTAGTGATAGGTGGCAATTCACATATTATTAGTCCTTGTATTGTACTGCTATCAATACCCTTCCATATTATTTTTTCCATTATGAATACACCACCTTTTCTACATTATCTATTACTAATTCTCCAAAGGTTTCATCAAATGCTTTGAATGTCATTCCTGATAGAGCCTCTTTAAATGCTTCAACCAACATTCCTTTTGTTATCCCTGTATCTGCATCTCCTATATTTCCATAGTTAGTGTTTACACCTAAATTAAATTCAGTTGGTAATGCATTTTGGATGTCATCTGTTACCGAATCCATTTCATCTTCAAAACCTTCGCCTATACCCAATGCAAGATTCTTACCTATTTGGTCCTCGAATAATTTTGACGGAGATTTTATTCCGAAGAACGATTTAATTCCATTTAATATAGATTGACCAAATCCCTTTATTTTTCCAAGTACCCAGTCTTTAGCATTATTGATACCATTCCATAGTCCTTGTACTAAATTCTTACCTACTTCTCCAATTTTTGAGATACCATTTACTATTCCATCTTTGACTTTGTTAAGTAAATTCTTACCCATTTCGCCCATTTTAGAATAATAACTTGCTATCCCATTTATTAATGAAGAGATTATCTGTGGAATTTTAGAAATCAATTGAGGGATGGCTTTGACAAGTCCAACTGCCAATTTTACGACTAGCTCGATTCCCATTTCTATTATTTTTGGGAGATTATTGACTATCGCATTTATCAATTTATCAATAATGATTGGGATTTTGTCTATCAGATTTGGAAGTGATAAAATTAGCCCTTCTGCCAGTCCTATGAGCAATGAAATTCCTGCATCTATAATTAAATCGATATTATCTAGCAATGTTGTGACTATTAAAAGTACACAGTCTATAATTTGTGGTATCAAAGTTGGGAGTGAGGTTGCGATTCCCTGGATCAATGATACTATTACCTGGATTCCTGCTTGTAGGATTTGAGGTAGCATTGAAATTAACGCAGTAAGTATTGTATTTATTACTTGGTTTATTCCAGACATCAAATTCCCTATATTTCCAGTTATTCCTGTTATCAGATTTTGGAGTAATTGCACACCCATTTCTAATATTTGTGGTAATAGTGTATCTGCTAGTCCTAATATAAGTTCTACGATTCCATCTAGGGCAATACTTATTCTAGGTAGTATGTTTTCTGCCATAGTCATAACACTATCTACAAAATTACTAATTAAAGTATCAAAGTTAGCATTGTCATCAGCTATTCCTGTGATTAAATTACTCCATGCTGATTTCATAGAGGCCACAGAACCACTGATTGTTTGACTTGCTTCTTTTGCTGTAGTTCCTGTTATTCCTAATTCGCCTTGAATAACATGTATCGCTTGATATACATCATTCAAATTCGAGATATCATACTTAATTCCACTTATTGCTGTAGCATCTTTTAGTAATCGTTCCATCTCTGTCTTTGTTCCACCATATCCAAGTTTCAGGTTATCTAGCATTGTATAATTTTGTTTTGCAAACCCTTGATAAGCACTCTGTATCATCTCCATAGATGTTCCCATCTTATTAGCATTGTCTGACATATCTGTTATTGCCATATCTGCTACCTCTGCAGCCTTTGCAGTATCTCCATTTAGACTCTGCAGAAGTGATGCACTAAAAGATGTTACTGTTTCCATGTACTTATTTGCATCAAGACCTGCTGTCTTATATGCATTTGAGGCATATTCACTTACTATATTGGCACTTTCTCCAAATAATGTTTCTACACCACCTACAAGTTGTTCATATTCGGCATAGTTTTGTATTGCTTGTTTACCCAAGTCAATTATTCCACTTACCATTGAACCCATTACACTTGCTAGACCTTTTACACCTGCTATAATAGCTTCACTTGTTAGATTAGCTTTTATTAAATCTCCAAGTTTCAATGTACTTTGTCCTGCTTTATCTTCTTCTTTACCGAACTTTTCCACTGCACTTGTAGCTTCTTTTAATTTGCTTTCATTATTCTTTATTTCATTAGATAAGTTCTTTATCTGGCTTTTTAAATTGTTAGCTTGAGTAGATGATTTACCCTGTTCCAACACTGCTGATGCATATTGTTGCTTTAGCTCATTTAATTTGCTCTTTTGCTTATCTATTGTTTCTGTTAATGTAGTGAAAGCACTTTTATTTGTATTTAATTTTGCTTTATTATCTTCTAATTCCTTGCTTAAGTTATTTACTTCTGTTTGTGCAAGGTTTAATTGTTGTTGATACTTGTTAATTGTAAGTTTGTTTTTCTCATATTGAGCCTCACTTTTAGCAAGTTCTGTTGATAATTCTGCAACTTTCTTTTCTTGATCCTTGATTTCTTTAGAAGATGCTGTTGTACTATTCTTCAATTCATCCAATTTAGCTTTTTCTTTTTCTAAATTAGTCATCATTTGCATCATAGATGCAGCATTTTTATCTTGTTGTTTATTAAAATCTTCTAATGCCGATTTATATGTATTGATTTTTTTATTGCCTTCTTCTATTTCTTTATTAAGGATATTGTTTTTAGAGGTTATGGCTTGGACTGATTTGTCATTAGTATCAAATTGGCTCGATACCAACTTCATTTCACTAGCCATAACTGTTAAATTACTTGTTATTGTTTTTAATGCTTTGGTATATTCGCTTTCTCCTGTTAGCTTTACAGAGCCACCAAATGAACCAGCCATATTATCCCTCCTATCTTAACCATTCTTCATTTTCCATTACCATTTCTTCTAGCTGTTTATAACTCACTTGCTTTAAAGTAAAGTCATAATAGTTTTGGTAATGGTGATACAAATTCTTGAAAGTTCTATAAGTTAACCTTCCTACTTCTTTTCTTGGTATTCCAAGTAGTTTTATTCCTACAAACAAAATCCACGAGAAATCTATCTTTTCAGATTCATCCTCGTGGACTATATGTTTTTTGGGTGGTCATCTTTTACGCTTTCAGTTATTGCATTGTTTAATTTTTTCGCAGCCTCTTGCAGTCCTGCTTTTGTTATAAGTCTACCAACTTGTTTCAATGTCATCATTGGTTTATCTGTATTGTTTTCATCATTCTCCATGTCGATGGCCTCATTTATCATTTCTGTAAAACCAAATATTAAGGCTTTAGCATTAGGTTCTTTTCCATCCTTATTGTCTGTTAATTTACCCCATTTTTGAACTGACCCATACTTATTTTGTATGGCTTCCATGACATTCAAATTGAATACTAGCGAATACTTTTTACTATCTAATTCAAATTCAAACTTATAATCTTTCATTTCTTATCCTCCTAATTTTATGATGATGCTTTAGCACCTAATAAACCTTCAAGGTAACTAATAGCTTCTGTATATGTATCAAATGTTTTTGTTTTTGACCAACTACCATCTGATAATTTTAGAACACTACCTTCAAGAGTTGTTGTTGTAAACTCAACACTTTCTCCTTTTGTTTTTTCATCTGGTAATGCATCTTTGAATTTTACTTTATTTAGGAACTCTACTTTGTATTTGTATTTTCCTTCTACAACTTTAGTGATGATTCTACCAAAACCAACGTAAGGGGCTATGTCAGAGTCTTTTCTGATAATTTCTCCATCTGCTGATTTCTCATGTCCTGTTAAATTAGACATAGTTGTATCATCATCTTCATCAACTGTTATTGTTACTGTTCCTTTCTTTACAGAATAATCGCTTTCTGCTAATCCATCATCTGCATATAATTCTGCTGAATTTAGGTCTAGAGAAACTTTACAATCGATAGCTTTACCTATTTGTAATGCACCACCATATGTTTCTGTTTCTTCATCCAATATTCCATATCTAAAATTCTTTAAGCCTATTCTTGCCATATTTATCTCATCCTTTCTTTTTCAAATTCTATGGTTTTATGATATAGTCCTGTATCTCTTTCATACATATCTGGACTACATCCGCTTCTTATAAAATTATTTTCTTCCATTACTTCTTTAATCTTTTCTACTATTGCTAAATAATTGCTTTCACTAAATATATCGATATCAACTCTTACCACACTTCCGATTTCTTTATCATCTCCAAACAATGATGGATCATCATCTATAAATGTATAGGTTATATAAGTTTTACTATCTCCTGTGTATTCTATATACTCAACTGGAATAATTTTGTTATTGACTTTAAAATCATCAAATATTGTTTTTAGTAATTGATAATCATTCATCTATATACCTCTTTTGGACATCTAGCATTGCATTTTCTATTGCTGCTTTTTGTTTGAATGCTTTTCTAAAAAATGGCTTTTTCTTTTCTCCTCTACTTGTACCAAATTCTCTAGCCATAGCTATTAGTGGTATAGGTGTGCCATCTTCTGTATAACCATAAAATCCAACTTTTGTATTAATACCATCATCACTTATGGTCTTATATGTTTTTGTTTTCTTTAAGCCTTTTTCAAGTGACCTTGTACTTTTGAAGCTAGATTTCATATTTGATTTAACATTCTTATATACAACTTCTGCACCTGCCTGTGTCATTTCTCCCATCATCTTTTCTGCATTATTTGCAAGTTTATTCATGTTGGCTATTATTTCAGTTGGTAGTTCTACATTAAATCCTGCCATTACTTTGTTACCTCTTTAGCTTGTATTTCAAGTTCAATGTTTTCTTCATTAACATTGTTTAGGTATTCTATTGAATATACTTTAGAATTAAATTCTATAAGCATATCTCGAGTGATAATGGTTTTAGGATATCTGATAGTAAAATTTGTATATGCCTTTTCAAAATCAGAGTTATTGGCTATCAATGTAAATCCTTTTGTTGTTTTTACATTTGCCCAAGTCTTTAGGAGAAGTGTTTTAGTTTCTGTTTTAAATCCACTATCATCTTCTCCTTCTATTACTTGGTATATTGATATCAATTTATTGTACTTACCTGCATTCAACATATATTTCCTACTGTGTGCATTCCAAGTATTGTTTCTACTACTTTATTTAGATTTGTTTTATCTACATATAAAGTTCTGTTATCATACATGTCCTGACATAAAATAAAAATGACGATTGTGAAATCATCATATTGATCTAGGTCTTGCACACCTGTGTATTCTTTTATAAATGCTTTAGCAATATTTATTAGATTAGTAAGTAATTTGGTATCTTCTTGACTTACTTCTGTAAGTCTAATGTAATCTGCCACATCTTGAACTTTTATTGTACTAACTTTCATTAGTCATTCCTCCTATCTTTTGAGGTTTTGCCTGAACAACTAATGTATTATTCATTAGTCTTATTTTCTTCTCCAGTTTCTTCTGGAGTTGGTGTTTCTGTTTCTTCATCGTTAGAAGTTGCTGTTGCTAATTCTTCTTTAAGAGATGCTATTTCTGTTTCTAGACTTTGAATTGTTTTCTTAAGATTTTCATTTTCTTTCTTAAGTTCTGCATTGCTTTGATTTTTTTCGGAATATTCTTCAATATATCCTGCTTTTAATAAATCTTTAACAAGCTCTTTATCTTTAATGTCAAGTACCTGGTTTTTGTTTCCAGATACTTTTCCACTAAATCCTTTCTTTACTATAAACATACTTTACCTCCTATTCTGTTGCTGCAGTTCCAGCACATACTAATTTAGCAATTTTTTGAGCATCTTCTACTTTTGCATCAAATTCCATCCATGCTACTACACCTACAGCATGTTGGTCAGCATATTTTTCTCTTAAGACTTCCATTTCTAATTCTTCTACAAATTTAGTAGCAAGTCCTGATATATCTCCATAGAAGATTGGAGTTTTACCTGCACCGATTTCATCCATATTGTCTGATTCATATACTGGTTTTCCAAGTAATGTGTATGAGAAATCGTTTGTTAAGTCATCTTGTAATAGGTATCTATCATTGCCATCTTTTAATAATGCAACTGCTGTTAATGTTTCTGGAGACATTATCCAGATAGCATTCTTTTGGAATCTTTGTTTAACTTTTCTCTTTGTTTTTATGATTTCATCTGCTGTGATTACATTTTCACTTGCAGCTTGAACTTGTAACTTAACACCATTTTTTAAGCCTTCTACTTTATCTGTAGTTCCATGTATTAATTCTTTCTCTACGAATAATGCGATTGCTTCTGCCATGATATTTATTACTTCATTTACGATATTGAAATCACTGTTATTTACTAATGATTTAGAGATTTTTGCTAATGCACCTGCTAAAAATCCAGTTAATTCAATATTTGTAAATTTACCAATGTTACTTTCTAATGATGTAAATTCTGTAGCATATGCCATATTAACTTTAGCTGTGCTTGTTTCTGAATAATATGGTATTTCTAATTTACCTTTAACATTGTATTTTGTAGATTTTTCTAAAATTGGAGATATATCATATGCTTTTTTGATAATTTTTTTAGCAATTGATACTGGAATTACTGACCCATTATCTCCTTTTGTAAGATTTACTTCGGCTCTTTCTTCTGCCAAGATTCCACGAATATATTTTTCAAATGCCTTTTCTTCTTGCATTGCTCTTTCTTCGTTTTCTGTTTCTTCATCTTTATTTTCTTCTTCTGCAGGTTTCTCATCTTCTTTTGGTTCTTCTGTTAATTCACGACCTTTAGTGATTGCACTAATAGTTTCGTTAATTAAACCAATTTCACTTTCTAATTTTTTAAATAATTCACTTTCTTCTGGTGTGAATGCCCTTTCTTCTGCCTTTACTGTATTAAGTAAAGTTTCCATTTCATTTTGCTTTTCAGCTCTTTGTTCTGTTAATGCTTTTAATTTCATATTCTTTCTCCTCCTAATTTTCTTTAATTTTTTTTAATATTTCTTCATATTCTGAATAATCTATTTTTTCAACTTCCCTTTTGGTTAGTTGTTCAGGCTCTTCCTTAATGTCTATCTCACTGAATTGACCAGTTCGATATTCAATAACTTTGACCTTGTCATCTCGCATTTCGATACTTGTACCGATGTATGCAGGATATTTCTTATCATCAATTATTGATACTTCTAGCA